TCATATATTAGAAGACCTTTACCATTAGTTTGTATTGGATCTTCAAAGACAAGATTCCTAAGTTTAACTACACTAATGAGAGTGTCAACAGATCCTAAGAACTCACATTCAAACTCAACCTTAAACTGTTGTTCAGATGTGTTCTTAATAGTCTGTTCCTTCCACTTAGCATCCCTACCAGGTACTTCTGACCAGTGGACTTCAGTAGCAGTGTATTCATTCTTACCTCTTTGTGCATCATGCCAGTACCTATAGAAATGATTCATACCACAGGGGGTAGATACCATTATGACTTTCGTTGACTTACCAGAAGTAATAGTAGGGTAAACAGAACTAAAGAATGCTTCTGCGATATGATTTGGGACAAAGGCGAACTCGTCGAGGAAAATGATATTGAACGACATGCCTCGGACAGCACTTGCAGATGTAGAAGCTGCCAGTATCTTTGATCCATTTTCTAACTCCATTGATCCTTTGTTCCATGATAGGATACCCTGCTGCATCCACTTAGGAATGTTTTCATATGCAGTTTGTAATCTACCAAGTAGTTCTCTAGCAGTTGCTGCTTTGTTTGCTAGAATACCTACATTAACACTATCATTAAATACAATATAATGCAAGAGGTATGCAACACAAGTAGTTGACTTACCTGTTTGACGAGGCATTTTGCAAATATTAAATCTCTTTTCGTGGAAATTTCTAATTAACTTTTCTTGAAAATCATACATGTCAAAGTTAACAAGACCTTTATCAAGAGAAACGATCTTTACATAATTTTTAGCAAAGTAAATTGGATCGTTTTTACACTTGATAAACTCTTTGACTTGAGATTTGCTCCATTCAATTTGAGTGTTTGCTTTTTTTAGGTTAGGGTTACCTAAGTATATCTCGTTATTATTCATTCTTCAAATGCCATACGAAGTATATAGTAAATGTACCAAGATACTACTATTACTAGTATCGCTACCATCCAAATAACACCCCATACAACCATGGTTAGTTTATTCCTCCTAAACCATTTGTGTATTCAATATTTGGTATCGCTGCTGCAAGTCTAAAATTCATTGATATAACTATTCTTTTAGAATCTGTAGGTGGCACTTTATGTCTTAATAAAGATGGAAAAAATATAAGTAAATTATTCTTAGGTTGTATTTTTAATTGATCTTCAAAGATAATAGGAGCACAATTTTCTTCTACATCAACAAAATAAACACATGACATAACATCGGGAAAATGGTCATGGTCTTTAGTCCAGTCACCTTTCTCATAATCCACTACCCACATATTAGAACACACAAGAGAACACTCTGCCTTAAAATGATTGGCAGATAAAAAATTACATGCCTGCGTACAGACATCTACGAACTCTTGAAATCTAGGATCTTTTTTATGAGTAAACCAGTCACTCCTCCATGCTTGCACATTACTTCTATACTTTTGAGGGTATACTCTTTTGTGATCAGCAATTAAAGTTTTTAGATTTTCATACTCTAGAGTCGTGCTAAAGACTGGTAGGTCTTTAGATACATTAGCAATTCCAAATGTTGTCAATTAACACTTCCATTTTCTAAGTGCCAACGCCTTACGAGTAGGTTCCCCGTTAGGTTTTTTCATCGGTCCTTTAACACCACCCATTCTAGCACAGAAAGATCTTTTTCTGGGACCTCCTTCAGGTTGTGGTGCTTTTAAATCACTACCAGGATTTTCTCTCTCATAAGATTTTCTACCTTTTTCATTCAATCCTCCAGATTTATTCTTACCCTCTTTTCTTTGCCATGCTGCAGACCCCTCTTGAACAAACTCAAGTTCATCTCTCCAAGAACAAGCTTCATAAGTATTGGTATGTGCAAATGCTTTTCTTGCTTTACCAATAGCATCACCCTGTAGATGAGGTGGTAATTTAGATTCTCTTTCCTTATCTTTTTTCTTTTTAGCATCACCCAGTTTACTATGCTCTATCTCTGGTTGATAACCCTTTCCTTCAACCATCTCACCTTCTGGTTCGTAAGAATTGAATCTCATCGTAGCAGCTTTATTCACTGTTTGTTGAAGTTTAGCTGGCTTCACAAACTCAGTACCACGAGCACCAGCCGCATTAGCATCAATTCTCGCTTTATTAATTTTCTTCTGAATCGTTGAAGTCTCACCACCACGAGAAAGAGCACTGGATGGTTTACCACTCATCGTATCAAACTTTTCACGACTCATCTGCTCCATCACCTCCTCTTCATTCATACGACGCTTAGCTGCATTACCTTTACCTTGGGCACTAACACCTTTTCTTTTTTTCTGTGAAACTCTATCCTCACTAGTACCAGTTCCAAGTCTAAATGCTGTATCTCTATCAGCATCAGTTCTCTTACCACCACCTTTCTTAATATCGCTATCTTGCATCTGACGAGCACGGAGTGCTCTATCACCAGTCAATCCTTCTACATTAAGTGTCTTAGGATAGTCTTTGTCACCAGGTTTAGCAGGACGCTCTCCACGCTTACGCTTAGCATGGATATTGTCCCAAAGACCTCTCTTCTCAGAAACAAAGTCTTCAAAAGTTTTAGTTTTTTTACCTCTTCTATCTTCATGGTCTGCTCTTCTATCCTTTCTGATACCACCACCTAATTCATGTGACCCATGTGGATTGCCATATCTTTTATCTCTAGCAGTTGCTCTCTTATAATCAGGTAACCTCTCATCTACCTTTGCCTCTACATTGAGAGTTTTAGGATAGTCTTTCTCACCAGGTTTAGCAGGACGCTCTCCACGCTTACGCTTAGCATGAATGTTGTCCCAAAGACCTCTTTTCTTACCCTCTCTAAGAGATTGTGCTTTTTCGTAGATACTATCCATCTATTCACAAAATACCAGATAGAGATATTTATATTAAATTAAAAGAGAAAATAGTTCTATGTTTACTACTGTAATTAGGAGGTGCCATATGCATGACATTTGCAGGGAATATTAATAACTCTCCCTCTCCTACTGTAGGACTATATGATTTTCTGTGACCATCAGCACTTTGGAATGGTGCGAAGAATGTTGTACTTCCATGTTCCTTCTGATCATACTCTGCGTAAAAAACACATGAGTATCCTATCCCACCATGATCATGTGGTTGAAAATAATCTCCGTTATTATATCTTTGACACCAAAGTGCTGTTACATCATTAAATTTGTATTCTGATTTATATGCAAACTCTTCCAAGGCATCCCTAACTATAGACATGAACAATGAACTATATTCAGGAATATCTTGTTTAAAATAATCTGTAAATGATATGTGGTGGTCTTTTAAAGTTTTATCCTCAAAGGGAACCATAGACAATATTTTTTGTTTAGACCATCCCCACTCCCTACAGAAACTTTTGTGAAATTCAACGGTGAACATGATTGCAGAAATACTTTAGGTGACCTTTCATTAATCCATACAGTGTATCAGATAAATGATCACAGTGTGGACATTGATATTTGGTCTGACCATTAATAGTAACTCTCTTAGGAAAGTTAATCGCGTTGTCTCCAGTCATCCGATCTCTCCTGATGAAACCAGTCTACTATATCTTCAGGAGAACCGAAACCCCTTTTATGGTTGGTTGAATCGGGGTCACCAATATTCAACCCGTTAAGAAAAGAATCGTCAGGATTTGTAGACAATCTTCTTGCTGTGTTTAACATGCCTCTGGCACTAGTATTTGCCTTTGCTAACTTATTTGCCCAGATCATGTCTTCTAAACTAACTTCAGATCCAGAGGCAATATCTTTACATATTGATTCTAGTCTGAGACGATATTGAGTTGATAACATACTTTAAGTATAGTATAGGTTTCCTGAAATTGAGATTCTATCCTCATTACAATCATAGAAAGGATAGACTCCGTGTCTAAAGGACGAAGGGAAGAATAACATGTTGCCCTCCATATCTGGATTCATTTTATAAATGTAGGATGTAATTACACCAGATGTATCTATGTATGACATCTCAAAGTCGCTTGCTACAGAATTGTTGACATCTCGTAAAAAATCTTTATTGTTCTGATCCTTAGATATAGTAGGGATTTTCATCCATACCACAAAAGAAAAAACTCCACCATGATCATGTGAAGGATTGAACTCATGTTCTTTTTGATAGTTAACCCAAAACCCATTAAGTTTCAATCCCTCAATCTTCATGTGATTGAGTTTCTTTGGGGTATATGGAAATTGTTGTGTATAGTTTTGAACGCAACCTAATAATATATTTTCAAAATATTTATTTTCATCTACTAAATCTAAGCTTGAAGAAATATGTCCTGCTAAATTTCCTTTAGCAGAACCTTGTGCTTTATCAATTCTTGACCAAAGGTAGTTTACAACTTCCTTAGATAACCCAACCTCTAACCACCCAGTTACGGGTGGATAGACGGGATTGCAAGAGAACATCAGAACTTGATGGGTGCAGGAGTAGAAGGAACAGGAATAACCTGTGCTGGTGTAATTTTAGTAGGAGCACCACCACTAGGCAAAGCAGGTAGACCTCCTACCCCAAGAGACCCCGTAAGACCTCCCAGAGCCTGTGATTTAATTTCATCAATGATGGCACCACGGTTGACATATACATATACGCCACTAGCGACAACGGCACCAGATACAGCGAAAGACGCAACAGCAAGTACATTAATTAGTTTTTGCATGAATTAAAGTTTGTAAGATTCATTATTTTTAGGTGACTCAGCAACAATTTTTAGTGGTGCTTGTTCAATAACAATGGTTTGTGTAGGACCACCGTTTTTACCTACTGATCCGTTGCCGTTACCGTTCATTTTCATTGTACCATCTCCTTTTTTAGAGGCGGTCTGAATTCCGAAGCTAGCTAAAACCCCAGTAAAAACCGAAGCTATAAAAGTTGGATCGATTTTTTGTTGTTCTAATCCTGGTACGGTAACATAATTAAGAGTCAGTATGCCACCCGACCAAACCAACACGCCAATTCTGACCATTGTTGAGATGATCGCAGCTTGTTCATCTGCATCTGGTAGTATAGCATCTTTTGCTTTCTGAAGCAACCCTTTCTTTTCCACCTTAGGGTCTTGCTTAGTATTTTCTGGCATGATGTCTAGAATAACTCGATGTTATTTAGTGTCTAGCAAACCTTGTTTTAATAATTTTTGTAACTCTGCAGTGCTACCAGTAAATATTGCATTATTTGTGACATTGTTTGTAGTTTTATTTTTTGTTTCATCAATCTCTTTAACCTTTTTTTGTAGATCCATAAGTTTATCTGCTATGTCAGCAGTAGACTTTAAGACTTGACCCGCAACTTCATATGCCCTAGGAGATCCAGATGAGTCAGCAACATCCATTACACCGTTTAATACTTCCTGTCCCTTTTCTATTAAAGAATAGAGTTGAGCACGAGAATATTCATAGTCTTTATCTATGTCAATTTTACTTAGTTGATCTTTTCGTTTAGTGCCTCCACCTTCAGGAATTGTTGAGACCTCAACATCTAACGCTTTATCTATTTCTTTAGACATTATACATCCTCCTGTCTAGTAGGACTGTATCTCTTACCATCACCAAACATCTGCGTATTCTCTGTAAATCCAAAATCGTCCTCAGGACCTGCATCAATAGGATCAGGAGTTACAGTGTATCTCATTTCTCTCTTAGCAGTTTGGACATCAGTATTTGC